TGCTTGAAATGCGGTGTACGACTCCGCAACGAAGACAGAACAACTTATCAAAATCGTCGCTAGTGAAGCCCCGCAAACCGCTCAAACGAACGCCACTCAAACGATCAACTAAACCGATCAAGAAGAAGTCGGCTAAACGGGAAGTCGCTGATGTAGAACGACGCATCTTTGTTGCAATGATGCTGAAAAAACACCCGTATTGTGTTGCGTGTCCTGTGTTCGCTGAACATGATGGCTTAGTTGCGTATGTTCGCCGTCCTTCGCGTGACATTCACGAGTTGGTGCGACGATCTCAGGGCGGATCAGTGGTTAGTGAAGATAACTGTATTGCTGTGTGTCGGGACTGTCACAACAGGATCGGCAACTATCCTCAGTTGGCTTTTGATTTGGGGTTAGCGAAACACTCGTGGGAATAACACCCGTAGCGTTATCGGCGGTGACGGCGGTTGTAGCGAACACCTTTGTTGTATAGCCACACACCCACTATCACAAGTAGTAAACCCGTCACGAAGTTCATTGTGTTTTCCCTCTCTTACAGAACTCTATATATCTAGACATTACGAAGTCTACGAACTCAGACTTTACCACTCCGTCCTCAATATCTTTGAGAACAGTGAACTCAGGTAAACCATTGTCATCATAAACATAGGTGACACACTTACCTGCGCTACCCCCATCATACCCATAGGTCGCTACAGTCAATGCCTCAGAAACAGGTGCGTTCGGGTTGTTCTTGTACTCACGCTCTAGATCACCACGCTTATAACCCGTGACACTATCCACCTTTTTGAGACGAACATAACTATCCACAACGATACTTACAGTGTCAAACTCATCTAAACCATCATTGTATGCGTCACTCAACACATCAGGTAACGACTCAAAAGGGTGACCATCTTTACCACTTTGACGACACTCAAACATATCGCCCTTCTGAAACACAACGAAAGACTGCATATCGCTAATGCCATTGTCTTCCTTACATATCTCAGTCTTACGAAGTTGTGCGATCTTCGCTATCTTCTCTACCTCTACAAGTACATCTATCACTTTACCCGTGTGCTCCTTTTTCGTTCAACGCTAAGACACGCTCTCAACGCTTCTTGTCTAGTTTCATGTGTAGACAACGGCATATTGCCACACTGTGTATCTATCACCAACCATTTAGTAGATGGATATCTATCAGGTGATATGTCGTATCTGTCGTTCATTGTGCTCCTATCAGTAACACGATCAGGCATAGCGTCATTGTCGCTACACCTATCAGTGCGTCTGTGTGTATGTCTAGTAACCAACTCATATGACAAACTATATAACACTATCAGTCATATGTCAAGTATCACCCGCAAACCACCCGTAGCACTACCGCTCAACCCTCCACCTCAACCCCAAACCCCTACGCCTCGCATTCGCCTCCAACCTACGAGACCGCTCAGGCTCAGGCAACAACAAATACTGCGCCACACGCTTAGCATTCTTTCTCTCACGCTCATACTCACGCCTATGCAAACGCTTCGCCTCAGAATCCTCACGATGACACCGTTGCCACTCCCTATGATCTGAAATATTTTTGTAAGGCACAACACCCCCTATACAAAACAAAAACAATACAAACAATCACAACACTTGCAACAACATTCTCAAAGTTCGTCACAAACACAAAATGCAACAACTGCAACAACCAATACACGGCGACCATCACAAACAACAAAGGCACAAGGACACGCATCACAAAACCCTTACAACATAAGGGTTATACGACAACACACACTGCAACAAGATCATAAGCGGGGCTGTCAACCTTTTGAACACGTCAGATAGCAGGGGGCGGTGGTGCGACAATTTTTTTGGTCGGGTTTTGTTTTTTAGGTTTATCTGTCGTGGGGCTGTTTGGTTTTGGTTTGTAGATTTTTTCTAGTTGTTGGATTTCTTTTTGGAGTTGTTGGATTTCTTTTTCTAGTTGTTTGATTTGTTGGTCTAGGTTTTTTGGTGGTGTCATTGGGTGTGCTTTCTGTTTGGTGGATCATGTTGATGCAGGTGAGGTAGCCGATGGTGTCTAGGAGTGTGTCGTAGTGGAGTTTTCCTTGGTCTAGGTTGGTTTTTAGTCGTGCGAGTTTGACGGAGACCATGAAGAGTAGTGCGTCGTTGAGGGTGAGTTGGTGTCCTGTGAGTGTTTTGTAGATGTTGATGACTTTGGTGTAGTCGTCTTTGGGGTGTCCGTAGGTGTTTTGTCTGTCTTGGTTGACGATTTTGTGGGCGTGTTGGAGGATTTCGGTTCCGGGGGTGGGTTGTTTTTTATTTGTGTTGGTCATGGTTGTTTTAGTTTATCTGTGCTGGGTGTGTTGGGGTGTTTTTAAAAAATGGGCGCGGCTTTTGTGGGTTTTTTGTTTTGTGTATTGTGCAGTGTTTTTCTGTGGGGGCGGTTTGTCGTCGGCATGGTGTTCCGCTGTATGCGGTTTTTGCGGTGCATTTTCTGCGGTTTTGGTTCATAGGTGTGTGAGTTGTTGTTCGTTTAGGGTGAGTCTTGGTCCGTAACCGTAGTCGGTTTTTTGGGCGTTTGCGAAAAAGTTTTCGCGGGTTGTTCCGCCGATTATTTGGAATTGGGTGTTGGTGCCGATGTTTTCCCATTGGTTTTTGGGTTGGTTGCACCATACGACTAGGCATTGTTCGGTTTCGGGTTTCCATAAACCGTATTTGCAGTGTTGGGGGTCGTTGATGATCAGGTTTTTTTGGCTTGATGTTTTTATTTCGGTTGTTTTGCCGTTGATGGTGGTGTCAAAGCCGTGGTCTGCGCCTATATAGATTTCCCAGTCTATTTCGGTGTTGTAGTAGCGGGAGACGATGACTTCTCCTGCTTTGCCGAGCATGATGATGCCTTTTTCGGTTGCTCCTGCCGTGTATTTTCGGTCGGTTACTTGGTGTTCGTTTTTGTTTGCTTTACATAGGTTGGTGAATTGGCGTAGTTGTAGTACTTCTCGGGCGGTGAGGTGCATCAACGGATATTTAGTAGCAGTTTCCATTGCGTTGTAGTTTATCTAGCGTGGGGCTATTTTGTTTTTGAGATGATCTGGTAACCCTCGTCGGTAACTGCCACCTGCCATTGGACTTCGCTGAATCGTTGACGCAACCCGTACACCTCTATGGTGATTTTGTTGAGTGGTTGGGTTTGTCCCACGAAATTTTTGTATACGACCCATTGGTTTGGGTTTTGTTTTACTTGTTCTACGAACAGTTGGACTCGTCCTCGTGTTTGTTTTCTTGTTACGAATGTGGGGTTTTCCACAAATTCAAGTTGGCTGAATGTTTCGGTAATCATTGTTATTTCTCCTGTATTTCTAGGTTTATTTATTGTGTGATTAGTGTAGCGGGTATTTAAACAAAAAGCAACTTTTATTTGCCTTGTATTTGTGCTTCTTTCACATATTTTTCGTCTATATCGTATCCGATATATTTTCTGCCGAGTTTTTGGGCGGTTGTTGTGGTTGTTCCGATCCCGTTGAAGGGGTCTAGGACGATGTCGTTGGGTTGTGTGGTGAGAAGGATGCAGTTTTCTACGAGTTGTGTGGGGAATGGTGCGGGGTGGATTGTTTGCCGTTGTGGGGGGATGTCCCATATTTCGCCAAGATATTTGGGGTCTATGTTGTCACGGAATGTTTTTGGCTTGTCTTTGGATAGCCAGTAGATGTGTTCGGTGTTTGGAAGCAGATGGTCTTTGCGTATGTTGGGGCTGTTTTTGCGGTTCCAGATGATCAGTTGATATATGTGTGCGTTTGTTTTGTGTATGAATTCGGTGGGTAGCCGTGCTTGGTTGTTGTGTCGGCGTGGTTTGTGGTTGAAAAAGATTGATCCGTCGGGGGTGATGATTCGGTGTAGTTCGTTGATTATTTCTATTATCCAGTTTTGGTATTCGTTTTCTGGCATGTTGTCGTGGTATTCGTTGTAGTCAATATTGTGTTTCTGCCAGATTTGGTTGCTGTTTTGTGTTTTGCCGTTTTGGATACCTTTTTTGTTGTATGGCGGTGAGGTGATAATGGTGTTTATGCTGTTATCTGCAAGGTTTTTGAGTTCTTGTAGGGCGTCACCGCATTTTATGATGTTGGTCTCCACGCGGTTTAGTTTATCCAGCGTGGGACGTTAGAACGGTTCTCTGTTGACCGATTTAGCGTTTCTGGTTGTTTTCTGTATGCGCCAAATTGTGTTGCTAAAAAGCGTTTCGGCTTGATCAGCGTTTTGTCCTGATAAGAGCATAATGTGGTGTTCTGATGTTTCTGGAAGTGTGTCAAACGGGTACCCCTGTAACGCACCTTCCGCATATTGGCAGTTGGATATTTCCATAAGGAACCGCCAGTCTTTTTCTTCTTGTGGGGTGTGGAGCGAGTTGAAATCTATGTAGAGACCTTTGAATGATTGAAGCGCTATTTGTGATGCTGTGTTGAATGCGATTCCGCCTGTACCAATACAGATGATTGTGTCGCATTGGTTTTGGAGTGCCGTAATGTCGGGGAGTTCTATGATCCCTGCTTGTTTTGCAAGTTGAACGGTTTCTGTTTTTCGGCTTTGGCTAGCGAAATAGGTTTTGTGTCCGTTCATGTGAAGGGTGAGCGCAAGTGTGCGACCCATTTTGCCGGGTGAGATTATTCCTATGTGGTTCATCGCCAAGGTGTTGTGTCGTCTCGTGTTTTTTGTAGCGCTCCGCTTATCGCAAGGTTTTTGCCGAATGTGTTGATGGCGTGTATTACGCCAAGAGGTTCAGGAAACCCCAATTTTTTTGTCACAACATCTAAGGTTTTTTGTTCTATTTCTTTCCAAGCGTTGAGTACGGCTTGTGCTCCTGTTGTGTGTTCGTTGTAGTAGTTGTTGGCGATGATGTCTATGCCTTGTATTTCCCATAGTTCAGGGTCGTGTTTTGTTGCCATTTGTACTCGGGTTATTTTTTCCGTATTCATCGCGTGTTGCTGACTCCTCCGTCAACGATGAGGGTTGATCCTAGGACATAATCTCCAGCCTGAGACGCTAGGTACACGACAGCACCAACGATGTCTTCGGGTGTTCCCGTTCTCCCAACAGGGATATATTTTGCTGTTTCATATGGGTAGTCGCGCGCGTATTGGTTCATGTTTGACGGGAATGCGCCGGGGCAGATTGCGTTTACGGATATTCCATCTTTGATGAGTTCTATTGACATTTGGCGGGTGAGATGCAGTAATCCTGCTTTGCTTGCGTGATATCCGTAAGAATGGTCTTGATCTAAAGTAAGCCCGTTGATGGATGAAATGTTGATTACTTTTGCTAAACGATTATTTTGCTTGTATGACTTTGTCAACATTTTATAAAATCGTTGTGTAAGAAATAGTGGCGTTTTCATATTTATGTCTACTGCTGTTTCCCAATTTTCTTCCGCATATTCAGTAAAACTTTTTGCGCCTGCGCTACGACCAGCGTTATTTACGAGGATATCTATGTGGGTTTCTTTTTCTTCTATTTGTGAAACAGCCCGATCTATCCCGTCAAGGGTTGAGAGATCTTCTTTTATGTAGGTCACACTTGTTCGCTCTTGCAGAGGGTCATGAACGGAAATGTTGTAGACACGAGTGCACCCGAATTTGACTAGTCCCCTCGTAATCATTTCGCCAATTCCGCTTGAACCCCCTGTTACGACGGCTACGCGACCTTCAAGAGAAAATAGATTTTTCATCCTCTGATCTCTGAAACACCACCATCTAGAACGATGTGTGTGCCCACACAGTAATCACCTGCTCGTGACGCAAGATAGGTGATTGCCGCGACGATGTCGTCTTTATGTCCAAGTCGTTTTGCGGGGATTCGTTGTGTAACTTGCAGACGGTTTGCGGGGTTGACTTCGTTTGGGGTGGTGTTAAACAATCCAACGGTTATAGATGAGGCAACTATTTTGTGGCGGATGTATTGTACGGCGAATGATTTTGTTGCGTGATTTATTCCCGCGTTGCTTGAACTGAAGGCGAAGTTGGATATTTGTGGAGGATTGATTCCGTCAACGGTAGAGATGTTGATTATTTTTCCGTAAAGTTGTTCAGTTGAAATGCTTGTTCCTTCATCTGGGTTAGTTGATGCTTTCAGTAGCGGAAGGAATTTTTCGGTGAGTTTGATTGGGGCTTCCAAGTTGTATTTGATTACCTGATCCCAATCTTCGGCGTTGTAGAGCGATGAGTTGACAAGAATATTAATGAATGGTTCAAGGGTGCTGATTTCGCAGAATAGTTTTTCTCGTCCTTCTTCTGTGGTTATGTCGCACTCTATGTGGATAATGTTTTTGTAAATATCGTTCAGTTTGGCTTGTTCTTCTTCGTCTATGACTGTCCGAGGGGTGAACGCTTCTTTATCGGCAACATATACGCGAGCAACACCTTGCTCTACTAAGCCCTCAGCGATCATCCATCCGTAACCAGTAAATCCACCAGTCAGCAGGGCTATACGGTTATCTAATGAAAATAGCGTGCTCATCATTTCTCCTATTTGGTTTGTATCTGAAATCCTAATACTTTTTGCTCACCCCTCCAGCGAGACAGACCGTTGTTGTATGCGCTTTGTTTTCTGATCTTTTCTTCACGCATACGCTGACTTCTGCCAAGAAC